GAGTATTAAATTTTATCGTTTTGTTAACCTTAAAATAACGCTTGATAAAGCGGGCATTCCGGCCTAAGTTTTCGTTGGAGTACGGGCCAACGGAGTAAATTTTGTCGGAAAGGACTCTGAACCGCATTTTATTTATGGATTTAATTAATTGTAAGTTGTCTCCGTTAGTGGTCCAATCCCGTACCACGTTACTCGCTTGTTGGGACTGAAACATCCCAACATTAGGATCTCCTAGAGCGGGGGTCTTGTCTTCTACAAAGAGCATTCGTACGAAGTATCGCTGAGTGGGGTTGTTATTCCAGAGTCGAAGCTCGACCTGGAGCCCCTTGTAGAAGATGTCAGCACCGTCTCTGTCTCCATAGTCATCACCAACTGTGATATCATTTCCACAAGTTGCCCAATGGAGAGCACTAGGTTGCCAATCGACATCGTTAACGATGTCAGCTCTGACTCCTTTATTTGACAGCCGTTTTGAGACCCACTGCTTTGTAGCGTATTTCTTGTTTCCGGACTTTTTCCCTCGGGTAGCATGCTTCCGTGAAGTGCGTCTCCTCTTACTGCTAGGCATGTTTTTGTGAGTGTAACCCGCTTACCCCCTCATACTGAGCCAGGGGCGAAGTGGGTAAACCACGAATGAAACACGATTAAAATGACATAAGGGTGAGTAGGAGTGTCAAGTGTTTCACCTGAATCGTTTGGGTGTTCCAGGAAGCGATTCTGAATTTCGTGCCGAAATCATTAGTACTTTTTCTACGTATTGGAGACACCTATGTAGGATAGGTACTTTAAATTACTGTGATTAAGAAACAAGTAGGCAGTGTACTAGGTAGCAAATGCGAACCTTGGTGTAGTATTACCCAAGGTTCGCTGCACATTTACTCATAATTTCTTTTCAAAGAGAAAATGCAATCTAGGCATTGGTGCTTCACGCTAAATAACTGGACTGCGGAGCAGGACGATGAGCTTAAACGATTGGGAGCGGAAGTCACCTATCTTGTCTATGGCTACGAGCATGGTCTTAGTGGCACCCCCCATCTGCAAGGATACGTCATCTTTCCCACGCGGAAGCGATTCAGCGCTGCGAAAGCAGCGCTCCCTGGAAACCCGCATGTCGAAGCTCGTCGAGGCAGCCCGAAGCAGGCGTCTGATTATTGCAAAAAGGAGGGAGTGTTTGTGGAATTTGGTGCACTCTCCTCATTACTCGAAACAGGAGGTACTAGTTTTGATGGTTTTGTCCAATGGGTTCTGCAGGAACAGGTTGCTAATGGAAGCGTACCATCTGAGAGGGAAATTGCCCGCCAATTTCCTCTCTTGTGGTTGCGACATGAAAGGAAATTGCGCACTCTTGCACTCCATCTCACTCCCCAAGTTACTTTAGAGAAAGATGTCCAGCTGTTGGACTGGCAGAAGATTTTACATGACGTTCTTGTTGTCGATCCGACTGATGATAGGAAGATTCTTTTTATGGTTGATGAAGAAGGGGGAAAGGGTAAGTCGTTTTTCCAGAGGTACATGATTACCGAATACCCGGATAAGGTTCAGTTACTCTCAGTTGGAAAACGAGATGACATTGCCCATGCGATTGACCCGACGAAATCAATCTTCCTTTTCAACATCCCTCGTCAAGGCATGGAGTTTTTAAATTATACGGTGTTGGAACAGCTGAAGGATCGAGTTGTGTTCTCTCCCAAGTATGATAGTGGAACGAAGTTTATTGGGAAGAACCCGCATGTAGTAGTTTTCTGTAATGAGTTCCCTGATTTAAGCAAGATGACCGAAGACCGTTATGCAGTGGATGCATTTAGTGAGGAATTAGTTTAGAGTAGGTAAAACTAATTAAATATTTTAACTAAATAAATTTATTTATTTATTAAAGAATTGGCGTAATAGTATATTCCTGCCCATGGAACCGGCAGGGAAGGAGTTTTGATTTTGATTGTCAACAACGAAATAGATTAGCCGGTATACCTTATCCATCTTAGTACTCGAGCTCGTGAGAGTATTAAATTTTATCGTTTTGTTAACCTTAAAATAACGCTTGATAAAGCGGGCATTCCGGCCTAAGTTTTCGTTGGAGTACGGGCCAACGGAGTAAATTTTGTCGGAAAGGACTCTGAA